CCCGCGAACCTGATGTTGTTCACCGCCTGCGTGCCTTCCGCGAAGTCCTTCAGGTGCGTCATCACCTCGCGCAGGGCGTTGTTCACGTCTGAGGGGAGCATGCCCTCGTCAATGTTAACGCCGCCAACGTCCGTGTTCAGCGAATTGGTGGCGCTATAATCGGTGAGTTTATCCTTGGACATCGCTTAGCCTCTCTAAGTCTTGATGATGTAGTTCAGCACGATGGTCGGCTGGACGTTGTTGTGGGCCGTGTCAGAGCCAGTCTCTTCGGTGGAATATGTGATCGTGCTACCAGAGCCGCTGACCCACTTGCCTGAATAAGCCACACCGTTGTCGTTGCCGACCTGAACCCGACCATTGGTGCCAAGTGAGTGGCTGTGAGCCGCAAGCTCGTCCTCGGTCAGTGTGTGCGTCTCAGAGCCGCCAGCCGCGCCGAGGACGTCACCGTTCATGCCGAAGGTCAGCGCCGCGTCATCAGCCAGTGTCTGTGCGCTGGACAGCGTGATGCTCGTTTGGCTCGCAACCGCCACAACCGTGACGGTGCCGGATATGCCGCTACCCGTGACAACCATCCCGACCTCAATCGTGCCGCTGTTGCCATCGAGTGTGAGGGATGTGCTGGAGCTTATCGCGCCGTTTACGTTTGCGGTGACGTTTGCGCCAGCCGAAGTGAGACGGTCAGCAGACGTGCCGCCCATATCGTCCTGACCGGCGATAACGCGCCCGCGCAAGTCCGGCACGTTGAACGTGGTGGAGCCGTCTCCTGAGCCATATACGGTGCCAATGGCAGAGAACAGCGCCGCGTAGGTCGTGCGGCTAATTGCCTGACCATAACACAAGAGCCACCCTGACGGCGCTGAGCCGCCTGCGTATGGCACAAGCATGCCCGAAGAGAACGCGCTGGACCAGCCAAGCTGGCCGGAGCCGTCAGTGTTCAGGACTTGGCCGTTGGTGCCGTCACCATCGGGCAGGGTAAATGTCGTGGTGGTCGTGACCTCTGACGGCGCCTGTAGCTTGATAGACGCACTGGCGTCATCGTCCTGTAGCGTTAAAACGTCAACGCCGGTGGTGCCATCCGCGAAGTCCGCGAGGTGACTCATGATTTCCCGCGCGAAGTTGTTCAGGTCACTAGGGACCATCACCCCTTCGGACAGGTTGATCCCGCCGCAATCGGTGTTGTTGGCGGCTACGGGGTCGTAATCGGTGAGCTTGTCTTTACTCATGAAGCGCTCCTCTGCTTGGCGCTGATTTTAACATAGGTATGCCCCAGCGTACATTAGGGTCTAATCACTTGGGCGTTAGCTCCGCCTTGTGTGTAGAGTATTGTGATCGGATTTCCGAGGCGGTCAGTCGTCTGCTCAGTCCAAGACTCTGGCTTTGGTGCTGGCGGCTCTGCGGCCTGAGCCGAAGAGATTGGGGACATCATTCCGGCAAAAGGCTCAAGGGCAGTTTGACCTGTTGAATACAAGAGGCCTCTTCCAATAACGCCGGGCGTCTGGCCCATCGCTCTTGAAACAAGGCTTGGCTCAGGCGGTTGAGCGGGCAACAGGGGTGCGCCTACAGGCCTGCCGGCACCCCTAGCCGCCTGAACACGGCCTATCGCCGCCGCCCTTTCTGCTGGGTCTGTGGCGAAAAGGAGGCGCCCAAGCTCGCGGCTGGTTCTTGGGCCAACACCAGTCAGGGCTTGCCGAAGTCTAGGGCCGATAGCCTCAGCCGCCGCACCTGTTATTCCTCCAGTGCGGGCGCCAGATACAGCCCTCTCTGCCATAGTCAGGTCTTCAGCACCGGCTCTCATAGCCTCAGCGGTTGTTTGGAAGGTTTGAGACCCGCCAAGGGTTCTTTGCCTTGTCGCGGCCATCGTGCTTTCTTTTGACAGAGCGTCTTCAAGCGGCTTTATGCCAGTCTCTGGGAAGGCCTCTTTTATCTGGCGCACCTGCCTTTGGTTTCCGGCAATTTTTGCGGCAAAGTCTGCCCCGCCGCGTGCCGCCTCTAAATCATCTCTTATAGATTGGGCCATACCAACGCGGAAGTTGTGAAGCTCGTCAGGCCCAAAGTCTTTAATTGCGGCCTCGATTTCGCCCTCGCTTCGTAGCGTCTTAAACCTTCTACCGAGGTTGAGTGCCTCTTGCCTAGACATAGCGTCAGAGTAGACGCCGCGAGCTTTTGCAAAGTCGGGGTTCGCCGAGTCGAGTATATCCAAAATTTCTTTTCTGGTGGCCTTAATCGCGCCGCCCATCATCGTGTCATTGCTAGCATAAGCAGATGATTCTCTTGCCCTAAGTCTGCGCTGAACAAAGTCCAGCCCTCGCATGTCAATGCTGTCTAGGGTCGTGCCAGAAAACTTTTCGCCATTCTCTGCCGCCAAGTCTTGGGCATCTGAGATAATGTTTTTCATAGATGGTCGGGCGAATATAGGGCGTAACTTTTCGCGCAGTTCGTTGGTGACTGTGAACGCATTTGACTTATCGTACAAAGCCCCTGATTTTGCGCCTTTTATAACGTCAATGCCCGCCTTCGCCTCAAGAGCCGTCTGGCGCGGGACGCCTGCCGAAATCAAGTCTTGTTCTATTCTTGCGGCGGCACCCTCTACCGCGTCATCGCCAAACTGCCTGACATTCAGGCTCTCCGCTAATTCAGCCCCTTTACCGCCAGACTGAGCAACAAGGCGTGACAAAGACTGCACGCCCTTGCTACTGATGTCGGCAAGAGCCATTGGTTTTGGCTCTCGCTTCAGCGCCTCAAGCGCATCGCTAGTAACCCCTGCCTCTTTTAGCCTGCGGGCAACCATTCTCGCCGCCCTGACGCTAGGCTCAGTAATCGCCGCCTCTCCAAGTCTGCCGATGGTCCGAGCCACAGGCGCCGTGACCTTCCCGACAACGGGGAATGTTGCGGCGGCTACAGGCGCAATCGCCGCGCCAAGGGCGGCGGTTTCACCAGCTTTTTCAATTCTGCTTTCAATATCTTCTCCGGCGCCAAGGCCAGCGACAGCACCTAAGCCAGCCCCCGCGCCCATAGCCCTGCCCATTTTTGTTAGCAGTGAGCCACCACGCGCCGCTGTGCCGAGAACACCGCCCGGAACAACAACCCCGCCAGCTATCTCAGCGCCTATTGCCGCCGCCGGTTGCTGGCGCCTAAAAGCACTTTCAAGCAATCTTTGGCGAGAAAGTTCGCGGCGATAAGCCTCGCCCTTTTCTTCGTCCATTATGCCACCAATAAACGATGACGGCTCAGAGAGAGCGGCAACAATCTCGTCTCTAAAGTTAAAGAGCATGCCAGTCATAAACGCTCGACCCGTTCCGTCAATCGCGTCTTGTATTACCGCTTGATCGACAAAATCGTTTTGCTCTTTCTTTGACAGTTTGAAGAAGTTCTCATCAACCTCAACAACGCCAAGCCCTTCAATTTTAATCTGTGGCATTAGTTAACCCTCGACCAAGATGACCCGCCGGTTGTTGTGTTTGCGCCGCTTGCGCTTGGGCTTGTCTGCGAGGACATTCTTACGCGCCCCTCCTCATCAAGCATTGATTGCCAGTCCAAAACATCCTGTCCTGTATACTTTTTGTAGGCGTTTCCTCTGTGAGAGTTGAAAAAGTCAACGCTATCTGAGTACCCCTCCACAAAGTCCTTGCGTATATTGTACAAAAGATTAAGAGCAAGGGTTGGGTCATTAATCTGCCCACCGGGGCCAACAAAAACTTGGCGGGCAAGCTCAGCCTCTGACGCGGTCAAAACACCGGGTCCAAAAAGCGAAAGACGAGAGGCACCAACCAGCGCTGTAAGGGTGCCGTTTGCCACCTGAGCGGCGATCTCTTCGTCTGAAAGCGGCCCAAATCTTTCTGGGTCTTTTGTTTTTAGTTGTGTAATTATGTCTCTGCGTATTCTGTTTACGGCGCCCGGCTCTAGCTTCATAATTTCAGAGGCTAGTTTGTCGATCATTTTTATTGGGCGCTCCTCCTCTTTGATTGTTGCTCGCGCCGAGCTTCTTTCCTTAACTGTCATTTCTGAGTATTGGCTAACAACGTCAAAGTCATCTGGGGATAGCCTATTCCCCTCGGTCATTGGCGCACCGGCAGGGTACAAATTGTTTTGTGCGTCATAAACTGTCTCTAGCTCTCTGCCGGTTCCTTTTTGCCTAATGCGCGGCCCCTCTCCTGCAATTTTTGAAGGCTTTGCGGGCGCGGTCCCTGTGATGTCTTCATACCTGCCATCTGGCATAATTTTAAACAAGCGGTCCCCAACCACCTGAAACTTTGGCCTTTTTAGTTCAGCCTTCGCCGCCGCTCTTTCTTCTTCACGCTGTTGCGCTACGTCAAAAGCCTCCATCGCCGCCTGACCCATAACGCCCAGACCCTGAGCGAATGAGGTTGGCTGAGCCTGCGGGCCAGCGTACTGCAAGCCAGCAAGCGCACCGGCTAACATGCCGCGACTTTGTGGCGTGAAAGACAAGCCACCGCGTGTAAGTGTAGGCGTTTGAGGCGGTGGCGGGAGCTTAGGGCCGCCCGCGACTACTGATGGCCGCATTGACTGACGCGCCGCTCTAAGCGCCATCATTTGATCGAATGTTGGCGTGGCACCAACGCTCTCAACAGCGGTTCCGGCTGGCGTGGTGCGAGTTACACCGCCGGCGGTTATGCTTGAGTAGGGCGTGCGGCGCATCATTTGGACATCGCCGCCGGGCGCCAAGTAAGGTTGCCCAAACGCTAACTGTACAGGTCTTCTATCCATCAACCTCTCCTATGCGCCAAGCAGGCCAAGCAAGCCACCACCGAGGGCGTACATGTAGTTATCGGACCCCAGAGCCTTCGCAATGCCAGCGCCGCCCATAGCGCCGCTAAGCGCCGACAGAGCTGGTTGCCGATAGTACGGCGTGATCTGTTGCTGGCCAAGCTGGCCGCCCTGCACGGACGCAAGATAGTTCGCCAACGCGGCCTGCGGTGCCTGCTGTTCAAACTGGAAGCGCTCAATGTCAGCCGCAAGCTCCGCCTGTTGCTGAGCCTCTCTGGCGGCGCCTACGCCTGCAAGCGTCTCAAGGTCAGCGAACCCAAACTGGCGTGCCATAGGCGCCTGCCTGATGGCCTCTTGTTGCGCCTGATACGCCATAGGCGCCAGCGCCTCAGCGACAGCCGCCTGCTGGTAGCCGGAGCCGTAGCGCCCCGCCTTAGCGGCCTGCGCCTCTACCGCCTGAATGGCGGGGCGGAACGCGGCAGACTGTAGCGGGTTGGTCCCCATCAGGTTCTGCATCACAACGTCCTGAACGGCGCCGATAAATGGTGAGCCTTGGATCGCCTGCTGGCGCAAGCCCGACAGAGCCATCTGCGATTCAGGCGAGAACCCGACAACGGTTTGGCCGGGGTAGTATTGCATCGGCCCAGCCTCATACAGCTTCTTCGCCTCAGATAGGCCAAACTCCTTGAACGGTGCCGTGGTTGGGTCCGTCAGGGTCTGCGTCACCTGCCGTGTTGTTCCGCCGCCTTTACTCATCGCTAAAGTTCCTTGTCAGTACAACCGCGCTCTCGCGGTAGTCTTTGAGTTGTCGAGACCAGCCCTTACGGCCCACGATCTCCATACCGTCACATCCGTGTATTTTTGCCCAATGAGCAATAGATATTTCCGCATCCATCAATTCATCCAGATCACCGCCCGCTAACCAGATGCGGCACATAGCCTTTTGCGGGTAGTCAACGATTTCTGTGATTATAGCAGACTTTTCCAAAGGAAAGAATTGTGCTTTCCCAGACCAGACTGCCTCAGCCACATCATCCATAGTGTGCGAGCCGCCAGCATACTCAAGCGCATCAGAAATCCAACGCTTACAGCGATCCCATTCATGCGCGGCTCTGTCATTAGCCGATAATAAGGTAGGCGAATGGTGCATCGTGTCCCTGATTGTCGTGATTAATTACCATAGTCCCATCGGTGCTTGAGCTGTCGATATATGGGTTGTGGTGCCAAGGGTCGTGGTCCACGCCCGTAAAAAACACCAAGCTCGACACCGAATATCTCGGCTCACTCACAGTTGTCTGTGTTGTGTTCGCCGGAAACGTCACATACCCGACACTGTTCAATCCGCCGTCAATCGTGCGGTTAAGCACCTCGGCGATCTCGCGCGTGGTGGCGGTGACGGGGTTCAGCCTGCGAAAGTTGGTTGTGCGCTGTTCGGTTGTCATCTCCGCCCGATCTCCCGCGCCTCGATATCAATGCCCAACGCCTTAGACCATCCGCCGGACAGCGTCATCCGCGCCCTGTGGTAGCGCCCCTGCGAGCGAAACGGTATGAAGCCCGCGTCATTGGGTGAGGCGGCGCTGGTGAATACGGGCTGGCTCGCTTGGGTGTTTCTGGTGCCGACAGCCATCGTGACAGTCCCGTCCTCGTAATACGGGTAAATGCGTGTGACGATGGAGTTCTTGCCCATAGACACCGGCACCTCTGACGTCTCGATAGTCGCCGTCAGCGGCGCGCCCGTAAAAGCGTAAATCTTGTTGCCGTATGCGCCACCGAAGAAATACTGCCCGCCTTTGAAGAACCGGCTGTCTAGCTGGATGCTCAGCCCGTCTACCGTGGCCGAGAGGTTGTCAAGCCCGTCAACCGTGTAGCCAGAAGAGAACATCGGCGCAAGAAGGTCGGCCTCAACCTCGGCCAGAGACCACTTGTTGAGGACGTAATTATACATGATGATCTTGTCCGGCTGACCTGATGGCGACTGTGTGGACGTGTATGACCACATTGCCACCTCGTTGATCGGGTCAACCGAGGCGCTCATACGGTAATCGTAGTTGGAGTCGAAATCCTGCAAGAAGAACTCGTTGACCTTCTCTGATCCAATCGGCGTGGCGCGCTGGCCATCAAACGCATAAAAACCGTCATTGGCGAGGAAGAACACCAAGCCGCCAACATTGCAGACGGATTCCTTAAACGCACATCCGCGCTCAGACACAACCTTATCAAACTGCCAGATCAGTGGCGGGCCTGTGTAGGTGGCTCGGAAGATGGCGCGTTCTGTCAGGATTGTCGCGTATTCGCCGCCAACGAGGCCGGTGATGGCGCCTGAATCCGGCAGGTTCTGAAAGTCGCTTTGGTT